TCAATTTTGCATATATTTTGCAAGTGCAGCGGTGGCCTCTGATTCCTGCTTTGCACTGACGTGAGCATACACACCAAGCGTAATAGTCGGATCTGTGTGCCCTACCAGCTTTTGTACTGACGTAACAGGAACACCAGCAATCAGTAAATTAGATATAAAGCTATGCCTGAACCCGTGAATGGTTATTCTGGGTGTAAGTCCATTGTCATCTTGCAGCTTATGCAGTCGCTTAGACGGTGTGTTTAATGACTGATACCCGTTTTTAGTATTAGTGAAAAGTAACTGATTCGGTTGCATCGTATTAATACCTAGCTGTATGAATGTTTCCTGCTGTATTCTACGCCACCGTTTCAAGTATGCCATCGTTTGACCGTCTACCGGAATGGTTCTCCGTCCAGCACGTGTCTTTGGTGCCTGAACGATCTGATGGCCTTTATCACCTTGCGTTAGTGTTTTGTTCACTTTAATACTGTTTTCTTTAAAGCTTACATCATTCCACGTCAACGCTAATAGTTCACCGCGACGAACGCCTGTAAAGGCTAAAACTCTAAACATAATGAAGATATCGAAGTGGTTCGCTTGGTCGATACAGGCAAAGAAGTGATTCATTTGTTCCTTAGTCCAAAAGTTCTCCGGCTTATCACCAGCCAGATCGTCATGGTGCGGTAAAACAACGGCTTTGGCGGGGTTCTTATCCATATACCCTTGTCGAACTGCATAGTCCATAACCGATGAAACATAGTTATACCACCGCTTATAGTTAGCAGACGTGAATTCAAACCACCTCTTAACAGCCTTCTGCACGTCCTTAGTGGTTATCGTGGCAATTCGCTTACCGCCAAATGCCGGTAGGATGTGATTATTGAACATCCCAGCAGTTCGTGCCCATGTGGACTCTCTTACCGTATTAATGTAGTTTCCATACCACTCCTCATATACATCCGAAAGAACACGGGCTTTGGTTTCTCTTTTTCTAAGTCACCGTTGCTGATTGCTAGTTCAAGTCTAGCTGCTGCAACAGTGGCTTCTTTTTTTGTCTTAAACCCTCGCCGCACCTTGTACTTCTTGTGGCCAGTCTGTGGATCATTACCAGCAAAGACCTGAACGCGCCAGAACTCTTTGCCGTCTTTCGTTGCGTACTTTTTAATTGATGCCATTTGCTTTCTCCTATCCGTCACGCTGGGCAGGCGGTGTTAGATTGGAGAGTTTTACTCAAATTCGAGTAAAAGGTGGCGGCTGATTTTTCAGCCATGATATTAGATATAGAAATTAAGCGTGTTTTGCCGTTACTGCATCTAGAAGCTGTTCAAAAGAACTCATGAATTCAGACTTGACGTAGTCGACTTGTCCATCGTTCTTAACGATTGAACGTAATCCACTTAACAAAGCACCAAATGATGCTGACAGACCCCTATCCGAATGAAAACCATTGTAGAAAGCAGTACAGAGATGAATTGCATCATTGATGGTCAGCATCTCAAAAGTATCCATCTTTTCTAAATCGAGGTTTTCAATACTATTAACTAACTGATTCATGGCGCGCAGGCGCATTTGGTTCAGGGATTCAGTGGTGCTCATGGACTTTTTGATAGCAGATAATACTTTTTCTGCATCTTCTGGAGTTTTATTTCCATGTTTATAGTCATCAATAATTTCTTTTAGTTCTCGATTAGTCATCGTATGTGCGATGGTTTCATCAATTGCGATTGGATCACTCGATATCCCTTGGAGATATGGTATTGAAACGGATAAAGCATCTGACAAAGATTTCCAAACATCCATGCGCGGTTCTCTAAGACCGCGTTCGTATGCGCTAATAGTTTGCCGTGTAACCTTGAGCTGTGCGGCCAAGTCGCCTTGGCTAAGATGAGCAGCTTCACGTGCTGCCTTAATTCGATTATTGGTCATAAATTTTCATCTCCTCAAGGCCAGCATAGCGGATTTTAGAATAAGTAGCAACGGTAATTTAACTTTTTTACAGATTGACGCTTGCAAAGTTAACAATACGATGCTAAGATTGCATATGTTAACAAAGTGATGCTAACAGTAAAATCATATGAATGAGGTGAAACACAATGCAACTACAGATTAGCACTACACCAGAGTTTGAGAACAAGCTTCGGTCGCTCGTACGTCAAACCGTTGCAGAGATGATGCCACAGCAGCAGACCATCCAGCCACAGATTCCAGAATTCTTGAATCTTGGTGAGGCATGCAAGCTTTTGTCTGTCAGCCGCGGCACACTCGACAAGCTCATCAAGCGTGGCGAAATCAAGGTAACGCATGTAAATACTGCCAAGCGCATCAGCAAGAAGCAGTTGATCGAGTTCATGGCATCAAGGGAAGTCTAATCACGCTGGGCAGGCGGAAAATTGTAAGCAACTTATGACAGGCGCATAAAGCCAGAGAGGAAACATTATGAATTTGTTTAGTAAAGACGAGATAGCACTAGATCACGAGCTTGGAAATTTGATTGACGACATTCAGCTTAACGTTCATGGCATTGCAGAAGACAGTACTGTCACGGTTGATGGCAAGTATATTCCCAATAGCGAGTTGGCCGTTACGACTGCAAAAGAGCTGCTGCGTGTATCGGAAATCCTAAAGCTGTATGAAAACGAGGACGATGCCGATGACTAGCCTTATTACGTGGATATTTATCCATCCGACAGTTATCCCCGTCATGCTGATGGTTTTCATGAACGGTGGCGTGCTGGGAGCGTTTCTACAGTTTAGAGAGGACTATGACCATGGCAAAAATGATAAATAGCAAGTATGGGTGGACGTGGTCACAGTTTGTAAAGGCTGACGCTGATTGTGATCGGTATTGGGCAGCTAAGAAAGCCGAAAAACGCTCACTAATTGAGGCCACAAAAAAATCGCCAAGAGTGGCACCTCAAGGCGAGAAGAAGACAAGCGAAAAGATACAGATCAACTTTTAGCTTGCCTCTAAGTGGTTACTTTGTCAAGGAAAATGGAGGCATTAATATGAAAAATGTTTCAACTACCGTTAATAAACCATTAGATTTGTGTGATTCGCTGTACGACTTGCGCAAAGCAAAAGGGGCACTATCTGCACTATGCGATGAACTAGATGAGTTCGGTATCTCAGTTTGCCATTTCGATAAAAATCACTCGCACGACAATGCCAAATTGGTAGCTTTAGAGGCTTTACGAGACTTTGATACGTGGGAATGTCTAGTCTTTTGTGCCCGAGATATTATCACCGACCAGATTAACGCTATTGACTCCCCTGAAACTGATGAGGAGGAAAAATGATGAAGGAAGATTACTATACAACCGCACAGGCACTTTTGAGCGATACAAGTGCAATGGTGAATATCTTGCGACATCAGATCAACGATGAACAGCAATCAGCACTGGCCGACACAGTCGCTGACATGATCATTGATGCTCGTCGTCTACTTTTGGAAGGAGATGCGGCCGATGGTCGACGTGCTTAAAGTAGCGCTTGGTTATCAGCAGCATGGCTTTGCAGTCTATCCACTTGCGCCAGAGACACGAACACCACTTGCTGGTTCGCATGGGTACAAAGATGCCACCAAAGACCCAGAACAAGCCAAGAAATGGTGGGGCGAACATCCTAATTACAATATTGGCTTGGGGCTTGATGGCGTGCTGGTATTCGATATTGATATGGGTCATAAAAGCGGGGCTAATGGCAATGAGACGTTGGCTAAATTGTGCGCTGATGGTCGTGCTGGTCAGATTCCATCTACCTATATAGAAACAACGCCAAACGGTGGACTCCATATCTTCTTCACCTATCCCAAGGAATTGAAGCTAACCAGTCGATCGGATTTGTTCTCTAAGAATGGCGAAAAAACCGGCCTCGACTATGTCGCGACTGGTGTACCGGTTTTCCCTAGCATTCGCGAGAACGGTATGTATCAACCACTTAAAGGGCACAAGATCACCAAGCTAGCCCCAGCGCCTCAGTGGTTACTAGATGAAATTCAACGTCAGTGCCACCCTAACATGAGTAATTATTACAGCAGCGCAGATTCATGGTTTGGACATTTTATTAATCGTCTGGTAGATGGTACAGACGAGGGGAACCGTAACCAGTGGATGGCAAGCATCGCCGGTTCAGTCTTCCGTTCTGGCGCCGATCCAGATAACTGTGCCGATCTCATTCAAACTGTCAATCAGCGCTACGTTCGGCCTCCCTTGCCTAATGGCGAGCTAGTCAAAATCATCAATTCAATCAGCAAGCGCGAAATCGCGCGTCGAAGTTAGGCGGTGAAGCATATGGACAGTTTGAAGGAAGAATTAAACCAGTCGCCTGAGTTTACTCAGCTCAAAGTTGTTTCTAAAAGCACATTGGAACCATTTGACGTGAACAAGTATCCAGATCCGCCAGATAAGACTGAAAAAGGAATTCGAGCGTACAACAAGGAACTGGCGAAAAAGCTACCAAGTTGGCTAAAAGTGTGGTTTCAGTCAGAACAGAAAGATGAAAACGATCCCAAAAGCGTTATCATTCATCGGCACATCAAGGTGGACTTCTTAGCCTATGGATATCACTTCATGAATAAAACACGAGTAGAAAGTTTCCCCGCATTGAGCGAAGGTGCCATTTATGAGCCCAGCAAAGGGACATGGCGCACATTTGGCAAGGGTGAGTTCACTAAGACCACCGAGAGCCGAACCACCAAAGAGATGCTCAAATGGGGACTGTATCGTGAGAGTGATATTACAGGCGCCAGACGATTCTTGCAACGCATCAGCTATAACGAGGACTATGGCAAGCGATCGCCATTTGATGAGAACCCACATCCAGAACTAGTTGCATTCACTAACGGCACATACAGCATATTGACCAACAAGATGCAGGAAAGTAGCGCTGACAATTACATGCTGAACGCCCATGAGTACGCGGTCGATCCAGATAGGGACGATTGCCCAGAGACTGAACGACTGCTTGCAGCTATGATGGGAGATGCCGCGATCACATTTGAGGAATTCATCGGTTATATGTTCTATCGGTCTTACCGTCCATTCCAAGCATTTCTATGGTTGTATGGTACCGGCGGTGAAGGCAAAAGCACACTTATTCGCAGAATTACTAACCTCATCGGGCGTGACAATGTGTCAGCATCAAAACCAGCAGACCTTGCCAATGGTGACCGTCGTTTTGAAACAGCCAACCTATACGGCAAGGAAGCTAATATCGTGGCAGACGTCGGGTCAGATTACCTCAAGAGCACAGCCGCGATTAAGTCACTAACTGGCGGTGACTATATAGCAGCAGAGTTTAAAGGCATTCAGAACTTTAAGTTTATGAATTATGCCAAGTTGCTGTTCAGTGCAAACGAGATGCCCGCATTCAGTGATCATAGTAGTGGCTTTGCTGATCGGGTGACCGTGATCAAAATGATTAATGGTGACACCCGACACACACACTGGTGGGATCAGTTTGACGATGCCAAGATGGACGAAGAAACACCACGCTTCGCTATGAAATGCATGCATATGTTTGCCAAGGCACTTAAAAGCGGTGGCCTGACAAAACCTGATTCGGTAGTAAACGCAAGCCAAGAGTGGCTGGACGCAAACGATCACTTTAAAGAATTCCTTGACCAGTACGCTGAAATTAATCTAAATGAAGATCGTGGTGAAGTATCCACGGTGGTGACGGCTGAATATAAACGCTTTTGCCAAGACAACAACTATATGGACAAAACGACGACACAAGCAATCACCAAGAAACTTGATGCTTACGGAGTGAAAAAAGTAAATAGCCGCCGAGGGTTCGACAATGACACCTTTGGCAACACCAGACGATATATTGGCTTACGTCTAACCGGATCACTGATAAATCCAAGATTTAACTGAAAATCAAACGAATACTGATATTTTTGGTAACTTCGGTAACAACCATACTCTCCCAAGGCTTTAGGCCACATCGCTTTGGTAACAGGCGTTACCGAACTTCGGTAACAGCCGCTCAACCCATACGCGCTCAACGAATACAGAAAATCAATTTCGGTAACAGTTGCCTTTAAGTCTTTTGTTACCAAAAACTTCGGTAACACGTTACCGAAAAATATTGAACTTCGGTAACAGAAAAACGTTGATATATAGGCGTTTATAAGCGTTTGTTACCGAAGTACCGAAAATTTCGCGATTTTACCAAATATTTTTTTACAGGAGGAATATCATGAAGAACTATTCAATTGCCCGTCTGAACAAGGTGGCTGAAATCGGTAAGACAGTTAGTCGCAGGACTGGTGCAGGTATTAACATCTCTACATTTACGCCGACTGGTACCCTGTTCTACGGCTCATATAACCGCACTATGACACAGACCTACCAGATCACGGGCACAGACCTAGCGGACACCATAGCGATCGTAATACGCCACACTGACGCGATAGATGACAGCACACAGGTAAAACTTAATGGCACCCTGTACGCGATTCAGTCCATTGCCTATGATGATGATCCTAATGCGTTCGATGTTGTGACACTCAAGAAGACAACCAAAGGAGCTTAGAACGATGAAACTATTTGAATATACTGCGTACCAAGGAGAGCTAAACGGTATCATCGACAAGTTCATGATGTTACACAGGTGGCAAGTCGGATTCATTCGGGTATTCTCTGCACCAGATAATATGATAACCGTTCAGCTTTACTATCGCGATGATAAGCCTGAACCCGAAAAGGCAGGCGTATTGGCATGATTATGAAGCTGTGTAACCATGCTGGGTGCAACACCATGGTGCCGTTTAATCAGCGGTACTGTGATAAGCACCAGCCAGAACCACGAGCGTCCGACAACGAACGCTATGCATATCGCAAAGCAATCGGTGGTCGTTACTTTAAGTTCTACAAGTCCAAAGCGTGGCGCAAGCTGTCTTACTCGTATCGTCTAGCACATCCACTGTGTGAACGATGCCAAGCAAACGGCTTATATGTGCAAGCTCAAGTGGTAGACCATCGCGTTCCGATACGCGTGGACTGGAGCCGCAGACTGGACGAGACCAACTTACAAAGTCTGTGTAATGCTTGCCACGGAACCAAAACGAAAGTAGAAGACGCGGCACGCTACCCCCACATAAATACGGGGGCTAGGTCATCTAGTTTTGGGAACCAAGCATAGGAGTTTCGTTGTTGAAAATCCGTGATAACCGTAATATATCATGGGTATTTGGTACTATGTGTTATAATTAAGTTAGATAAATCTAATTGTAATTATAAAGAAAGGACGTGATCGAGATGGGAGCACCACTGAAATCTATTACGCAAATGCGCGGTGCAATGAGTAAAAAGAAGCTGGCAGACCGGCGTGACATGGAAGAATCACTATTCACCTATCAAGAATTAGTTGATCAGCCCCCTACATGGCTTGATGAATATGCAGTGACTGAATGGCAACGTATTGTACCACTGCTCAAAAAAGACATTCCCGTTAGTGAACTAGATGCTGCCCTGATTGCCAGTCATTGCCAAGCCTATTCTGACATTCAGAAAGCTGCCGAGCTGATTCAAGAACAAGGCATGATGGTTGACACCGCCGATAGTGTGAAAGCTAACCCAGCAGTCAAAATGAAACTTGATGCCACTAATCAGATGATCCGCATTGATGACTTGCTTGGCTTGTCAGTCTACAGTCGGGCAAAGCTGGCAGTGAAGAATGAGACTAAGAAGAAGCCTGACGATCCGTTCGCGGATCTGATGTCATCATGAACTATGCGACTGAATACACAGACAAGGTACTAAGCGGTGAGATTGTTGCTTGTAAAAAGATTAAGCAAGCAGCGAGACGTTATCGCAGAGACTTGAAAGCCAGCAAGCGCAAAAAGAATCCGTGGCCGTATTACTTTGATGAGGACTTTGCCAACAAAGCCATTGAGTTTATCGAACTGATGCCGGCACGCGATGGATCACCGCTCAAACTAGAATTATTTCAGAAGTGGTTTATTTCAGAGCTGTTCGGCTGGCGTGATAAGGCAACTGGTAACCGTCGTTATGATCGAGCTTACATTAGTATGGCTAGAAAGAACGGGAAAAGTTTTTTGATGGCCGATCTGGGCGCGCTGTATCTCCTCATGGAAAACAAGCCAGCCATGAACCGAGAGATTGTCTACACAGCCAACAGCAACGCTCAAGCACACTTGGCTTTTGATATGATGTCTAGTGGTTTGCGTCAGGTCTCTAAGGTGTCTAAGTCAGTGCGTGATCGTTTGAAGATCAACCGCACCGAAATCATTGACTTACCGAGCAACAGCCGAGCTGTTCCGCTTGCGTCTGATCTGCACAGCCTAGATGGTTATCAAAGTGACTTGGCTATCATTGATGAGTTCGCCTTGGCTCGTAATGATGAGATTCTGCGAACACTCAAATCAGGCCAGATCAACAGCGACAACAGTTTACTAGCCGTCATCTCGACCACGGGGCCAGACCTGAATGGACCTATGTATAAAGAATATAAATTCGTCTCCAAAATCTTAACCGGTCGCGAACAAGCAGATCGGTATTTTATTGCCATTTTTGAACAGGACAGCAAGGATGAAGCCTTTGCACCAGAGACTTGGGAAAAGTCAAATCCACTACTGGCTAATGATGAAAGAGCAAAGACGATGCGACCTAGCTTGCAAGCTGATGTTGATCTAGCAGCCAAGCAAGGAACCCTGCGGCCAATTCTCGTCAAGAACTTCAACATGTGGCAATCAGCCAGAGCAGACAGTTACATCAGTCTGGACGACTGGGAGAAAGCCACTATCAAGCCACCAGACACTATGGGCAAGGACGTGTACATCGGGCTTGACCTTTCCAAGTCTAGCGACCTTACCAGTATCTCGTGGTTAGTTCCAGAAGATGGCTACCTATATGCTGACAGCCATTCATTCGTGGGAACGAAGTACGGGCTGGAAGAAAAGATCAAGCGTGACGGGTTCGATTACATCAGCGGTGCCAGTCGCGGCGAATGTAGCATTACTAAACTTGATAGCGGCATGATCGACTATGACGAAGTTTTGCGTTTCATTATCGATCTGATCGAGCAGAACCAGTGGAACGTTCGAGCTATCTGTTACGATCCATGGTCGTTTGGTTACTTACTGCCAGAGTTTGAAAAGCGTGACTTGCCAATGATTGAAGTACGTCAAGGTCAGCGCACGCTTTCAATACCGACCGTGCGGTTCCGCGATGATCTATTTAACGGCCTCCTAAAGCACGCAGACAACCAACTACTGGCCTATGCGGTGAACAACGCCATTCTGAAATACGATGCCAACAACAATGCAATCATTAATAAGGCTCACAACGCTACGAAGATTGATCCATTAGCCGCTCTGATGAATGCTTACACAATTGCAATGGATCAAAGCAAGGAAAGCGAGGTAGCAGACAATGACTTTTATTCGAGCGATGACTTTAGTTTTTAATGTTCAGACCGTGCTATTGATGCTGGGGCTAATCTGTATGGTTGTCGGTATCTGGTGGCTGTTCGGGTTTGGCGTTGGTATGTTAGCAGTCGGCACGGCTCTTATCTCCGTCGCAGTCATTATCAACTTCAACAAAGGGAGGTGAAACAATGAGCTTTTTCACGAATGACACAACACAACCACGCGATGACAACAGCGACCCGTTCTTAGATGCGCTTGTCAGCATGACCAGCAACGACAGCGGCCTATATGTGGGGATTGGTGCTTTACGTAATTCGGACGTGTTTACGGCGGTGCGCGTGATTGCCAGTGATCTTGCAACCAATCCGATTGAGTACAGTGACAAGCGTATCAGCGTGCTTCTTAACAAGGCACCCAATGACCACATGACCGCATGGGCATTCAAGTTTGCCCTAGCTGCTAACATGCTGCTGAATGGTAACAGCTTTGCACGGGTTACCAAAAATCCTAGCGGACAAGTTACTGGTTTCGAGTTAGTCCCCAACAGTCAAATGGTGGTTAAACAAGATGATACGACCGGCATTATCAGTTACGAATACACGCCTGACAGCGGTCGTTCACAGCGTTTAAATGCCAATGAGGTCTTACACTTCAAGTGCTTCACACAAGACGGTTACAAAGGACTATCGCCACTGTATAGCCTCCGTGATGAGGTTGGGGTACAAAAGTCTGGGCATGCGTTACTGAAGGGATTCTTTAACACCGGTGTCCAAGGGACAGGCATTCTTAAAGTCAACAAGACCCAGCTAGACACCAAGGCCAAAGAAAACATCCGGAATAAATTTGAAGCTGCCAACAGTGGTGATAATGCCCTCAAGACCATCATTCTAGACAATGATATGGACTACAAGCAACTCGAAGTTAATACTGACGTGCTGAATCTAGTCAATTCTAGCGATTGGACAACGAAACAGATTGCCAAAGCGTTCGGGTTACCACTGGATCGGCTGGGTATCGAAAGCGAGCACTCAAATGCCGTACAGTCGAATTTGATCTATCTGCAAAACACACTGATTCAGTATTTTACCTGCTTCACAAGTGAGATGGATGCTAAACTTTCGACTGGCGATAATCGATTCAGTTTCAACACTGACAAGCTGTTCAGTGCCGACCCAGCAACGATGCAAGAACTAGCAGTTAAGGGGCTGCAAGGCGGTGTTCTGACCACTAATGAAGCACGAGCAAGATTAAACCTGTCACCAATTACCGGTGGTGATGAGATTATGGTCAGTCTGAACTACACGCCACTAAGCAACCTTGTCACTTATCAAGATAAACAGAAAGGAAGTGCGTCTAATGAACCAAGATGACGTAGAAAAACGCCTGAACCCTGACGCTGATCTGACTGCCGCTGATCCTACCACAGCAACCGACAGCCAAGGCCAAGACGATCCAGACACACAGCAACAGGAAGACACCACTAGCAGTCCAAAAAAACTGAGTGGTTATGCAGTAGTTTTCAATAGCCCAAGTAAAGACCTCGGTGGCTTTAAAGAAGTCGTTGATCCGCACGCATTCGACAATGTGGATCTATCAGACGTCTATATGGTTTCTAACCATGATTTTAGCCAAGTCTTAGCCAGCACCAAGGCCGGCACATTGACCTTAAACGTGGATGGTAAAGGCTTGCAGTTTGAAGCAACCTTACCCGATACGACCACAGCCAATGATGCTTATAACAACGTCCAAGCTGGTAACCTGTCAGCCATGAGCTTCACTTTCAATGCTGCGCCAGACGGTGACACGTTCACTAAGGACGACAGTGGCCAAGTGATCCGTACCATCAAGCAAGTCAAGAGCCTGTTTGACGTCTCACTGGTAGCTATTCCAGCGTATGACGATACCAACGTCCAAGTGGACAAACGCAGCTACACTGAGTGGCTGAAAACTAATACTGAACAACCAGAAAAAGGAGATAAAACCATGACCGAAAAAACAATTATCGACAACAAAGAACATACCGAATCTCGCGCTTACGAAGACTACATCCGCAGCATGGGTGAGCAACGAGACGGTTTAACGACAACCACTGCTGGTGCAGTCGTTCCTAAAGAAGTCATCGAAGACGTCTGGAATCTAAAGGAATCCGATTATGACCTGGCTAAATACGTCACTGTGAAGCAGGTCGGGACCCCAGTTGGCACCTATCCGATCGCCCTTACCAACAATGGCGTTTTAGCCACCAAGGCAGAACTTGCAGACGTGCCAGAGATCGATGCAACCCTATTCCGTGGTGTTGACTATAAGGTTGCTACCCGTGCTGGCAAGATCTATCTGTCTAATGAACTGGTAGAAGACAGTGAAGTTGATATTGTTGCCGAGGTTAAGAATCAACTCAAGAAGCTGGTACAAAACACGGACAATAGCAACATTATCAGCGTTCTGACTGGCAAGACGGGCACCAACGATAACTTCAAGCACATCACGGGTACTGGTCTCGATGACATCAAGCAAACCTTCAATATTGAGTTAGATCCAGCACTGTCTCTGTCCGTCATCGTCAATCAGGACGCATTTAACTACCTTGATACCCTGAAAGACAGCGAAGGCCGATACTTGTTACAACCTTCAATCACGGCACCATCAGGCAAGCAACTGTTCGGGGCACCAGTGATCGTGATTGCTAACAAAGTATTGCCGACTGATAAGGCGGGCACCTATCGGATCATCATCGGAGACTTTGCTCAAGCAATCTTCTTAGCCCAAAAGAACGAAGTCAACACTCAATGGGAACGGTTCGACAGTTATAGCCAAGGTTTGGCGGTTGTCATCCGCAACGATTACGAAGTGGTTGATCCAGACGCTGCTCGAATTGTTGATATCACACCGGTAGCAGCCACGCCAAAAGCATAATTTAGTGGGGTGTGCCTTAGGGTACGCCCCTATTTTTATAAGGAGATGAGCACATGACTGTAACTACTAATGACATTAAAAATAGCCTGCGTGTGCAAACTAATACTGATGATAGTTTGATCAGCAACTACCTGACAGCGGCGCAAGACTATGTTCACAATGCCGTTGACAGCACAGCGGCAATTGATGAGTTACAAGCGTACTCGCAGTTTGATATTGCCGTGGCCATGTTGACCGAATTCTGGTATCAGAATCGTGGAGCAGTTACCACAGCAAGCCAAGAGCCACCTTATTCAGTGGTTAGCATGATCCAGCAGTTAAGAGGACTGTTTACGGAAAACGTATAGTATCAATAGCCAAAAGATTATGATATAATTAAGACAGTCCTAGGCGATAAGCGGGTAGATCCGTTTTAACCGACGCACGGCATAGCTAACCGGTGGCGCATTTTATAGACCAGGTTACTTTTTGCCTCGCTGAAATCCAGGCAGTACAGTATCATCATTACACTAACCTCTTTGGTCATAAAAATAGCCAGCTTCTTGTTTAGCAGATCGTTCTGCTTGGGAAACCGATTACATGACTTGTCGTTTTCAATTGGCGGGCAGAGATGCCCGTTTTTTTGTGTGCTGAAAAAGTTTTAAGCGGCTCAAACCCACTTTTAATACGGCGCTGACAGACGCGTTCTGACACAATTTCAACGACTGTTCCTTGAGGTACGGTCGTGGCTGAACTAGACAACGAATATCAGAACCAGTTACTGGCACAAAAATAGCCACCTCATAATGAAGTGGCTATTTTGTGTTAGTCATGTAGCTTTTCTTGTAGTTTATCTCCAGCATTATCAATGCCCTTAGCTGCGAAGACTGTACCTGCAACTAAAACACCGCCAACGATGAGAGTACTAGCAACCATAAACTTAAATGCAGCTTTTAAAGCGTCCATAAAGATGGCCTCCTATCAGTCTTTTGATCTGCCAACAAAGAAGGAGACTACGGCAACAACAATAATTGCGCCGATAATTGAAGGAATCAAAGCCATTCCTGCCAGTTGTGGCCCCCAATGGCCTAAAAGTCCCTCACCAATTGCAGAACCCACTAATCCTGCAATGATGTTAGCAAACCAGCCCATCGATTTGCCCTTGCTAGTGATAGCACCAGCAATTGCACCAATAATAGCACCAACAATTAAAGCCCAAAGAAAATGCAT